AAATAAAATAAATAAACTAAGTTTAAATCTATTAGATATAACTATATAAAACGGTAAACTAGGGCGTTGCCCGCCTATATTCTCTTTTTCTAAACATAAGAGACAAAAATGTTTCTAAGACATAAAGTCCTAACTAGCCTTGCTTTTCATTCTAAATGGTCGAAAGCATAATAACCATTGTTTGCGGGTCACCAGAATTATTTAATTTAATTATAAAAATCAGGGGCTACCGCAATGTTGTTGGTAGTACTAGATGTATTAGCTCCAGCGTATGTAATTAGTGGTGTACCGACTTGGCATCCAACTCTAAAATCATCGCCTGCAGCCATGTAAATACGTGTGGTACATAAATAACTATTTGGTAGTTTAGGATAGTTAATAACCAAGCTACCAAAGTTGTTAGACATACTAACAAATGTTGCTGAACGGTTTGTTGGTGGTAATGCGAGATCCAAATTAGCGATTCCGTCATTACCTACCATCGGTATTGGTGCAACTCTGTTCGGGTAAACAAAAGGTACCTCTATTTCTACAAAAGGAGCACCGGAGTTAGCGATTGATCTGGGACCATGGTGCGTAGTATTATATAAGGTACTCAAAGTTGGTGTAAAACTTGATGTTGCGCCGGCGGATTCATTATTAGAACCCATGAGGGCTGTTCTATCAGGTGTAATTATACGCTGAGTATCCGGAAAGAAATCCACTGTAATATTAGGGATTATTTGCACTCCTTCGGTCTCACTTTCTAATTCAACGCAAACTTTAAAGCGTAGCGAACCACGCCATACACGATATAGAGCTAGGTACCAATTAAAAATAGTCGAAGCATTGTTAATATTGAAACTGTTAGATGATGTAAAAGGTGTGATCAAACTTGATATTGGTATGACCACCGGTTGCGTATACATTTGTGAGACATCAGTACCGGCACCTCCTATCTTATCAAATGACGTGTTAACGTGATGATATCTTTTAAGGACATCCTTGATAGATGTGTACGTTTCGGACATAACTCCCATGTCGGTTTTATAGAGAGCCTGTCCTAACATTGAAAGATCTGTGCCGGGGTTGGGATCGATACCTTGCGCTATAGGGACCCAAGCTGTATTAGCTCGAGAAACAAAATTCAGTCTAAAATCAGGACCTCCTGCAATAAATACATTGAAATTGTATGATGTAGGTAGTCCAGCGGGGACTGATAGCGGATTAATAACATACAAAGCAATTTGTCCAGTACAACATTCGTCTATGATAAAATCATCATATCCTGATGAGGTTGTAACTCCAGTTCCTGTCGACATTGGTCCGTGACAGATTCTTTTCCATGGTGTATCGGCTACGTAAGGGACATCAATCTCAAATGTTTTGTTATCAGCGTTGATTTCAAAGGTGTAACCTAAAGCGCTGGTGGGTTCAATACCGGTAGTAACGTTATTGGCAGCATAAGTTCCATAGATGATTGCTGCGTAAACCTTAGCGGTAACAAAAGCATTAGTTATAAAATCAAAACGATATTTTAGACTACCACCCCAAAAATTGAATGGTGCACTAACGTATGATACTAGTGGGATTTGAAGTTGAGTACCTGGAGGGCACCAATTAGTTGTATTAATAGGCAAAATTTGTGGACCTGGCTGTAAGGTCGTGCTAGGTGCAATAAAAGGTGTTATGGGATAAAACTTAAGTGCGGTACCTGTTGCGTTTGTTGTTGAGATCGATCCAGTATTATAATAAGTATATTTAGATGTTAAATACTTCAAGTCCATCTCATCTATATTTGTTCCGAAATCTCTTTCGTTAGCTGTGGAAACCCCATTTGGATATAAGGTCATGCGCTCTAAATGTTCAATATTTACTGCGTGACTCATATAACCTAAAGCTCTACGGACAAAATAATCTGGTCCGATAGTAAAATTGGGTTTATCCATAGTACTAACTTTCAAATCGGCTTTAAAATCGTATTTATCACCC